CCAGGAGAACCGTTGAAAGGGTTCTCAATGGACTCCATGGCGAAGTTGGTGTGGCGACGGTACACCACCTTGAAGAAGGTAATCTGAGGATTACCAGTCAAATACACATCCTGAGCTCCGTAGGCCACCAGCTGCATCAAACCACCACCCGTCATTTGTTTATACCCCTTCTCTAGAAATAAATTTACAAGAGGCGGGTGGATTTTAGCGAAGCCGGGGAGATCTTCATTTTTACCCCCAAATCTGGACTATTTCAGAGGGCTTGCCGGGGACTTCCCTTTTTCGATCGGAACACACCCAGAGGTTTTAGCCTAAACCCTCACCCTCTGAGAAGTTAGAATGGCTTCACATGATGCGTTTTTCAGAATAAGACCAACAAAGCGTAGTAATCCTGAGGCCCGAACTACGCTCGACTCGCTCCACAGGGTCCGTATTCAGAATATTCTCGAACGCGAGGGTGATGTCGATTCTTTAAAGGCCGATATTGAGAAACTCCGTAAGGAGTGTCGTGAAACCGTGGATGAAATAGATTATGAGTTGAAGCAGAAACGGATCGCGAATCTGGAGAAGGATATCGGCAAGCGGAATGGGAACAATGAGTTCTTTGACTATTTCCTCGACACGGGGAATATACTGTACAAGTATTATGACATGCAGGAGAAGATTCAGAACGGGGACGAAGTTAAGCGTAAATCGGGAAAGGCGAAGCCTGGGTCCGTGCTGGCGGCTCTTGATGCTGCAGCGGCGACGGATGATCCTACACGCATCGTGAAGACGGACGGAGTGTCGCAGGGGCGCGACAAGTTGCTGGAGCAGTATTTGTTGAAGGTACACCCAGAACATGTGCGCGGGACGAATGAGATTGAGAATGACCCCTATGGGGAGTGCGAGAAGTGTCGAAAGGAGATGATCTTCAGCGCGAACGAAGCCGTGTTCACTTGCACGGAGTGCGGGTTTCAGGAGTTTGTGTTGGTCGATTCCGATAAGCCGAGTTATAAGGATCCTCCCAGGGAGGTCAGTTATTACGCCTACAAGCGTATTAACCATTTCAATGAGTGGCTGGCGCAGTTCCAGGCCAAGGAGAGCACAGAGATTCCACAGGAGGTCTATGAGTCCATTTGCGCCGAGCTGAAGAAGGAGCGTATTCTGGATTATCGTACTCTGTCTCGGCAGAAGGTGCGTGAGATCCTGAAGAAGTTGAAATACAACAAGTATTACGAGCACGTGCCGCATATCATTAATCGTCTGAATGGGCAGAATGCGCCTGTGATGAGCCGCGAAGTGGAGGAGAAGTTGCGCTACATGTTCAAGGAGATTCAGCCGTCCTTTCAGAAGAACTGTCCCAAGGATCGGAGCAACTTTCTTTCGTATTCGTATGTTTTGTATAAGTTCTGCGAACTCTTGGAGCTGGATGAATATTTGTCGAGCTTTCCGTTGTTGAAGAATCGTGATAAGCTCTACGTACAGGATAAAATCTGGGAGAAGATTTGCGCCGACCTGGCTTGGCAGTTCATTCGGTCTGTTTGAAAAATGGGTAGTCATATTTTCGTAAGGAAATCCCCGGGTCCCGTAAAATTTCGGAAATAAAAAAGCACATTTTAAAATATAAATGGAAACTTCTACTACCATCGTCACCACTGCTAAGCATTACCCAAATGCCGTTGTATACGTACTACAGTGTATCGATAACTACTACTACATCGGATCAACTATCAATCATCCACGATATAGATTGAACAATCATAAGAAAGATTCCGTGACATTTCCTGACAGGTGTGTATATAAGCATATTAATGAGATCGGATGGGAAAACGTGCGCCTCGATATTGTAGAAGAATATCCATGTAATACGAGGGAAGAACTACATCAGAAGGAAGATGAATGTATAAAAGAGTCCTTACATGATATGTATTGCCTTAACTATAAGAGGGCAGCAGTATCAAAAGAAGAGCACAAAGAAAATATGACAAACTATTACCTGGCCAACAGGAAACAGATCATCGAGCAGCACCGCGAGTACCTCCAAGCAAATAAAGACAAGGTTGACGCCTATCAAGCCAACTATAGGAAGGAGAACGCTGAAGAACGGCGTGAATATAGCAAACAGTATGTGGAAGAACACCGAGAAGAAGTAAGGGAGAAGCGAAAGGCTCGGTATGAGGAAAACAAGGCTGAGATCATCGAAAAACAGAAGGCCTACGTGGAAGCAAACAAGGCTGAGGTACAGGCACGAAAGAAGGAGTGGGCAGAGAAAAATAAGGAGGTGATAGCAGAAAAGCGCAAAAAGTACGCCGAGGAGAATAAGGAGGCGATCCAGGAGCGCGGCAAGGAATATTATGAGAAGAACAAGGAAGTGATACAGGAAAAGTTCAAGGCGTATCGCGAGGAGAATAAGGAGAAGATGAAAGAGTACATGAAGGCATATAGGGATAAGCATCGTGGCGAACTGTCAGAATCACATATCTGTGAATGTGGCGGTAAATACACGAAGAACCACGAGGATATTCATAAAGCGAGCAAGCGGCACATGAAGTTTTATGCAACTAATGGTAGTGAAACATTAACGACGCCCCAATAGCCCCCCATACGTCTCCTTGATTTTATTTGAATTTTCACTGCGAAATAGCTTGTAAAGAGCATCAGACACGCCCAAATAAAGTACCAAGTAAAACCATGGCTCGGGGGAAATCTTTCGAAGATCGAGCAAGGACACTGCCTCTTTTGCCTCAATGGCCACAACACCCATAATATTTTGTTCCTTACCCACGAACAGTCCTGCTGCAATGAAGCGCTGCATACATTCATCATAAAGACTGTCCCAGCGCTTCCATGAATCTATTGTGCCGGCCAAGATTCCAGCCATGACCCGTGGTTTTGCATACGGTGCTTTGATACGAATACCTCCTGGGAACTCGACATAGGTATCATCGCTGCGAACATAGGGCCACCAGTTAAAAAGAAGCATACGATCTGTAGGAATACGTTCCGTTACAGGGAAACGATCCTTGACAAGTTCTAGAAGTTCCTTATTACGTAAAATGCCTGCATCCGCCCATACAAATGTGGAATGGTTGAAGGGATTTAGTTGAATGGCCCGTTTGACGAACTCCTTCTTTTCATACCAGATTTTGTAGAGTTCGGGAGAATGAATATTCTTTTCAACGTCAATCGAATGTTGATTCTCCCAGAATCCAGGTTTGAAGGCCGTATTCGCGGTCCATTCTTCACGTGGTACGACGATAATCCGCGTTCGATCATTGCCTTGACGACACTCTTCAATAAAGGGGACCAGTTCGGCGTCGGTGAAAAATACTAGATGAAACGGGAGAGATAGGAAGAGACGCATCCATTCTCTATATCGGGTAGGGTCGTATTTCGATTTCATGTCGTAATAGGCTGATACAACTGTGCTCGGTTCTTTTGTCTCTTTGAACGTTCCGAGAGGGAGTTTTTGGTAATATCCTAGACGGGGAGGAGGTACGTAGCTTCCCCAAGAGCTCATATAGCCTGATACTTCATAAAAATATTGTAGTTTATACCCAGCAGAATGGAACTACGGGGCCCATGTTCCTACAGTAAAACCCTCGGTTTCAGGAATATAACAAATCCTGACATCGTGGATGCATGCATAGAGATAAACGGTGTTGTGACACCGCTACAGGAAAACTGGCTCTCGATTGAACATGGAGAAGGCGCCCTGTATGTCTGGCACAACTACAAATATTACGACTCGAACGCGGCGATACGGAGTGGGCGTTGGTATGACGTCACAATGCCGCTCGATACCTTCAAAAATATGAAAAAGGTGATGTTTCGTCATACTATACAGAACTACGAGGGAGGACCGGCTATCGTTAGGATTTTCTTTACCGAAACGATAGTTGGGTTGTTAAAGGAGTTATAGGCTATCCGCTACTTACAGGCGGGCACCTGGAAACCCGACGAGGTTGGCGCCAATGCCGAAGCCAGCGCCCTGGCGTGCCGTAGCGCCAATGCTGGGGCTCACCACGTCCAGAATGGCAAACACAGCCGCGGCCACGATACCCAGAGTGATGATCTCATCGATAGGCAGCCGGTGACGGGGCACAAAGATAGCGGCCACAGCCACAAACAGACCCTCCACCAAATACTTGATCACACGGTTCATTATCTCAGAAGATGCACTCATGCTATATATTCCTCCCATAGAAATTTTCTCAAACCACTTCGCGTATTTCCGTCTAAAGCGATCCTGATAGCCTAATACAGAATGTCAAACGTGGAGCGTGAGGATTTCCTTGAGGAGGACGCAGAGATCCCTGGCCAGAAGTTTTGTCTCCTGAGTTTCTTGAGCCCGGAGAAGGTCCTCGCGAACAAGGATGTTTTCATGTTCAGCCAGTTCCTGAAGAACTACGAGTTCCAAAGCCGGACGAAGAACTTGGAGGCCTACCTGATGAAGGTGGTAAAGGGGATCAATACAAAGCTGGACGCCGAGGCAGATTCTCTCCTCGATAAGGATCTGAGTGGTGCCGCCGATCTGTGCCGTAATTCCAAGTTGCGCATTGATACTCTGATGGACGAGTTCCACCAGTTCGTGCAGACAAATGAACGCGAGTTGAAGGAGTCCACGCTCACCGATGTCTATGACGATTACATTTTCGCCAATAAGACAAAGTTGGAGGACGAGTTCTATGCTAAGAATGAGTTCCGTACAACTGTGCGAGGACTGAAGATCCGTGGTGTCTATGGTTCCCAGGCAGAGGCCGTGGCCCGCTCCAAGAAGCTCCAGCGCCTCGACACGCTCCACAATATCTTTGTGGGGGAGGTCGGGAAGTGGCTCCCCTGGGATCCTTCCCCCAGTGATGTATCCGAGCAGGAGTATGCCGAGGAGCAGCTCAATACCCTCATGAAGAAGTACAAGGAGAACGAGGAGCAGCGCGAGCAGTTCCAGAAGGAGCAGCGCGGGCGCTCCAAGAAGTCCACACAAGTCATGAATCCCGAGGCAAACGAGAGTACTCAGGGGGAATCCTTCTCTGACATGTTTGGCTCGACAGGGCATGCAGATCTCGCAATGGCCCGCAAGACTGACTTGTCTGGGAACAGCTTCTAGGCCTGCAACCTCAATACCATTAAATCTCGAACTGTAGTTCCAGATTTAAGAGTATTCTACACGGCTTACTTGTCGGGAAAGTAATCATTGGTAATAGGGGGCATAACAGAGCGGCAAGTGTTCTCCTGGCAGAACTCACCCTCCTGGCATGTTACACCCTTACAATCACCCCTACGGGAATCTACGCCTGATCCACCAAAGCTGCTAGCCTGGAAGCCCTCGGGGAAGGAACGCACAAACATCCTACGAATGCTAGGAAGAAACGCGACCACTAGAAACAGAACTGCAAGTAGTCCAAGAATGGGATATCCTTTGCGTCCCCTCATTTCTATAGGGGCTTTCTATTTTATGGAACAACCGGAAGAGGATTCCTGTCATACATCTTGGGTTGATCCTGAGAACGGCAGTAGCCATTCATACAGCGCATAGGAAAGGAGCATGGGGTCATATCAACTCCGCACTGTTGAGCCTGTCCTATCTGGAATCCTTCCTGCATCAAGATGGGATTAATGCGATAGACGCGGTCGGCTATGAGCAAGCCAATGGCGATCACTGATATCATGCCTAAGCAATACAAACCTTCCTTCATATGTATCTATTAGGTCATATTAGTTCTTTTTGTTAACATTGATGGCCGGCCCCTTGAGCCGCTTCGCCCCCAAAGGATCAAAGGCGTTATCCTCCTCTTCCTGCTTATCACGGAAATAGTTGGCCGAATGCTGCCAGAACTCCGCCGCCCCAATACGGAAGTCGCTGTGTAGGTCGGCCTTATACCAGAATATACAATCCTCCAGCTTCGCCGATTGACTCGTGTTGTCTACAACAAGGCATTCGAAGTTCTGTGTGCACTGGTCCATGATCTGACAGAAGAACTCGAAACTTGGGAAGGCGGAGGCATAGTTATCGAAAATGCGCTTCCTGTTGGTGGTATAGGGCTCGCGCAGAATAAACACAAAATCCACGTTAGTCCGGAGAGCTGGCTGGATACCCAGAGGATACTGCATAGTAATAATGAAAAACACCTTCAGCCAACGCCCGTTCATAAAAATATAGCGAAGGTTCTTGTCGTGGGTCCAGCTGTCATCGTACATACA